AACATTACATGGGGTATGATTGTTAAGTTGGATAAAACTGAATTAACTAATATTCAAAAAGCATCGGGTGTATTGAATCTAAACACTGTATCATTTACTGAAAGTGGTATCGTAGTTTACTCAGATAAGAATAAAGATTCTAATAACTTTAAGATGAACTATTCAACTGAATTAGAATTTAGTGGCGAAAAACCAGATACATTTGAAATCAATTTCCCATCAGCAAACTTAAATTTATTTGAGGGTGATTATGTTGCAGATTTCTTCTGTTCTAAACGTACAGGTGTTAAATTGACAAATGAAGTTGATGGTGTATCAGTATGGTTGGCAGCAAACCCATCATCGAATGTAGGATAATATCATGAATGTAAATGATTACTTATTAACCGAGAAGTATCGTCCACAGACAATTGATGAATGTATTTTGCCTGATAGTACACGAGCAACATTAGAAAGCTTTGTTGTTAATGGTAAAATTCCTAATCTATTATTCTGTGGCTCTGCTGGTATCGGTAAAACAACAGTAGCCCATGCATTGGGTCGTCAACTAGGATATGATGTATTGTTTGTCAATGCATCAAATGAAGGTCGTTCTATTGATACACTACGAGGTCTTATTACAGACTTTGCTAGTTCGATGTCACTGTATGCCAATCACAAATTAGTTATCTTAGATGAGTTTGATGGTACAGGTGCTGTTGTTCAGGATGCTCTACGAGCATTTGTTGAGTTATATTCAGGAACATGTTCATTTATTTTGACATGTAATTATAAACACAAGTTGATAGATGCAATTCACTCTAGATTCTCTGAGGTAAATTTCAGCATTCCAGCTGACCAGAAATCTAAAGTTGCAGTAGCATTCATGAAACGTGTTGTGGCAATTCTAGAGAAAGAAAATATTACCTTTGATAAGACAGCAGTAGCTGAATTGGTTAAGAAATATTTTCCAGACTTCCGTAGAACATTGACAGAGTTACAACGATATACATCAGATGGTACATTTACAATTGAAGAACTGAAGAATCTAGATTTGGATGTTAATGGTATTATTGCATTAATAAAAGATAAGAAATTTAGTGAGATGATTACAGCTGTAGAGAAATCATCTACAATTGATATTACAGCAGTAGCTAATGAGTTGTATGATAATGCGGATAAGTTCTGTGATGCAAATAACAAACCAGTATTGATTAAAATCTTATCGGATTATATTGATAAAGGTACTAGAACTACAAATCCAAAGATTACAATTATGGCTATGTATGCTGAGATAATGGCGAATATTTAATTATGGCTACTTTATTTGATTATGTTGGTACAATCAATAATAAAGTAGGCGTAATGCCTATGGATAACATTGATGAATTTAACTCTGTATATGTACAGTATGTTGTTAACATGGCATTTTGTAGATATACTGAAACAATTATGTTAGTAGATGAATTAGTCTTAATGAATAATTTAACAAATCTTCAACATTTTGATTACTTGTTTAATACAGTTCCTCAAGGTAAACGATATTCTAAATGGAATAAAGCAGACAAAAATTTGGAACTAGATACTATAGTAAGAATATATAATTATTCTTACGATAAGGCTAAACAAGTAGTTGATTTATTTCAACCAGATGATTTAGAAAAATTAAAAGAAAGACTATTTCAGGGTGGGAAAGAATGATGGTAAAAAGATTATTAGAATCTGTACAGGTTCGAGATAATACGACAAATGAAGTATATTATGAAATTGATAGATTAGAGCGTGATGAGTTAGTTTCAACATTTGTTGAAATCAATCCAATTGGTTCGGATGATTTTTTAAAAGTTAAAGAAACATTGACACGAGTTGGAATTGCTAATCGGGTTAAAAAAGAGATATACCAAAGTTGTCATGTATTACATAAAAAGGGTCATTACTTTATTGTACTATTTAAAGAGATGTTTGCTATAGATGGTAGAGAAACAGAAATGACTGAAGATGATTATATAAGAAGAAATTATATAGCAAAATTATTAGAGAATTGGGGATTGATTAAAATCATTAATACTGATATAATGTACAAAGTAGTAGAAGAACTACCTATCTCTGTATATGTATTACCGTATAAAGATAAAAAACAATGGCAACTTAAACCCAAATATCAAATTGGAACAATCAAGGAAGGTAATAAGAATGGAAACAAGTAATTTAAGTATTCTAGTATTAAAGTTATCATCAGGTGAGGTTGTAATTTCAAAAGTACAAGAAGACCAAACAGGTAATATGGCACTAATTAAACCATATGAGTTCTTATCTAAAACAGATGCAAAAGGTAATGTTACTGGTGGATTTCTACCATTCATGCCATTAGCATTAGATGGATTCATTCAATTGGTACAACGTCCAGTAGCAGTAGCTACACCAGATGAACAATCTGCAAACACATATATGAAATTAATTGGTGATAAAGTAATTGAAACACCACCAAAAAATCTTATAATTCCAAAATAAGGAAAAATATTTATTATGATAGTAAGTAAATTTGACGTAACATCTTCGGTGTTTAGTGACACATTCAGTAAAGCTTGTAGTGTAGATTGGAGTGAAGATGAGAATAAAATCACATTCGGCATTCCAAATACAAATAAATGCTATAAAGATTTATTGTTAGTTGCCCTTGATACTCGTTCTAAGATTAATTTTGTAATTGATATCTACACACAGATTAAAATTAAGCATGTATTAGTACAGCAGTATAATATCGGAGCATTACCATTACGAGTTTATCGGGATAGTTTGTTGCAGAATTCTGATAAGGAATCACTACTCCACATATCATTTAAAATTGTATCTTCTGAGGTATCATTATTAAATGATTAAACCATATTATACCTCATTTTTTAGACGTGGTAATAGAGTATATATTCGTAGAATTGAAAATGATGGTACTAGAACAAACTATCATGTAGCATATAAACCAAAACTATACATTAAACATGAATCTCCAAACTGTGATTTTAAAACATTGGATGGAGATGAATTGTATGAGATTGAGTTTAGTGATATCAAGTCTGCTAAAGAATATGCTGATGCATCAACTGCGAAGATGTTTGGATATCCTCGTTGGGAATATGCTTGTGCAGATGATGAATTTCCATATGAGATTGAATATAAATTTGATGATTTGCGATTAGGTTTTATCGATATTGAGGTAGAATCTGATACCCATTATTCATCAGTAAAAAACCCAGACCAACCGATTGTATTGATTCAAATTCTATACAACAAAGTTATATACATTTTAGGCACAGATTTCTATCAGTCATATGATGATAAAGTTAAATTCATTCGATGTAAGGATGAAGTTGACCTATTAAAGAAATTTGTCATACTTGTTCGTAAATTTGATTTTGATATTATATCAGGATTTCATAGTCAAGGCTATGATATTCCAATGCTTCATGAGCGTATGAAGTTGATAGGTATGGAAGATTACTTTAAGAAATTATCACCATTTGGTTTTATCGATACATCAGAAGTTGAAGTGTTTGGTAAAATGGAATTACGTGTTGATATCAAAGGTATACAGCATCTAGATATTTTAGAGTTAATCAAGAAATTTGATACTAAGAAATATGAGAATAATAAATTAGATACAATTGCTAAATCGATATTGAAACGCGGTAAAGTTGCCTATGATGGTAAACTATCAGATTTAATGGTAACAGATTATGCCAAGTTTGTAGAATATGGTATGGTCGATGTAGACTTGTTGCAAGATATTGAAAACATTAAAAACCTAATTAAGATGGTAGTTAATGTGGCATACATGGATAAATGTAATTTTATTGATGCATTCTCACAAGTTCGTATGTGGGATAATCAAATTATGACATTCCTTAAGCATGAGTATCAAGTACAAGTTCCATATCTAATTGCAAAAGAAGATGATGAATTTGTAGAATCAGATGATGAGAAGTTTGAAGGTGCATTCGTATATGAACCAAACCCAAATAGATATGAATGGGTTATGTCAGACGATGTACAATCAATGCACCCATCCATTATTATGGCATTTAATGTATCACCAGAAACATATCTAGGTAATGCTAATAAGAATGTTGAGTTCTTTTTGCAAGATTGCCCTCAGTTTACTAGAGAGATTATGGATAATAATGCTACAACAATGGCAAATGGTGCTATGTTTGATAACACTTATGAGGGATTTTTGCCTAAATTAGTACGTAGAGTATTTAATATGCGTATTGAAGCTAAGAATAAAGCAAAAATTCATAAGAAAGAAGCTGAGAAGTTGGAAAAAGTATTAGCAGAATCACCAGATAATGCTGATGTTAAACTAGAATTGCAAATGAATCGTAATGAGTTTGTACGATTTGATACAATCCAGAGTGCTCTTAAAGTTAAGATTAACTCTATGTTTGGATTCTTGGGTAATAAGTATTCTAGATTCTATCAGTTGGATATGGCTGAAGGTATTACATTAACTAGTCAGGTAATGTTAAAATCTGGAGCAGAAGAGATTACAACAGTAATACAAGAGTTATTGGGAAATAAAGATAATGTTTTATTATATGGGGATACAGATTCGCTATTATATAGTATGGAAGGTATCGTTAATAAGTTTATACCAAAAGATACACCAAAAGATAAAATAGTAGAATTTTTAGATAGATTACATAAGTCTAAAATTGCACCAAGATTGGCAAGTAAGTTAGAAGTAGTTCAGAACCGAATGAATGCTCGTGAGCACTCAATACGCTTCGTTAGAGATGTTATTTCTGATGTTAGTATACTGATAGCCAAAAAGAAATATATCATGAGTGTGATGGATTCTGAGGGTGTAAGATATTCAGAACCAGACTTGAAAATCATGGGTGTGGAATCAGTTAAAACATCAACTCCACAATACTGTAGAGATAGGATTAAAGAAGCTATTAGTGTCATATTGTATAAGACTAATGATGACCTGTTTTCTTATATAAATAAAACTAAGAAGCAGTTCTTAGCATTACCAGTAGAAGATATATCGTCACCAAGAGGTATATCAGATATTGAGAAGTATACAGCTGATTCAGTTACTGATGATGTATTTGGTGATGATGGAGTTGAAAAGTCTATAACATTTAAAAATAGATGTCCAATGCATGTTAAGGCATCTATATACCATAACAAATTAATTATGGATAATGATATGACAAAATGGTATCAACCGATATCGAATGGTGATAAGATTAAGTTTACATATTTAAAGACACCAAATCCAATCAAGAACAATGCAATTGCATTTGATGGTATATTACCACCAGAGTTTGGGTTACATAAGTATGTAGATTTTGAAATGCAATGGACTAAGACATTCTATAATCCAGTAAAAGCTATTACTGATACTATAGGGTGGAAAATTGAAGAATCAAATGAGATGTTTTAATAAAAGGAAAAAATATGAATGAATTAATGAAAAGAATTTCTAAAGTTGGTGTAAAAGCTGTAGCATTGAGCAAATCTGAAATCTATCAGGATAGAGATATTACAACAACAAGTGTACCATCTATTAACATTGCATTGAGTGGTGAGATTGATGGTGGGTTTGGTTCTGGTGTAGGTATTCTAGCTGGACCATCTAAGCATTACAAATCAAATACAGGTTTAATCTTGGTATCAGATTATCTAAAGAAATACGAAGATGCATTCTGTTTATTCTATGATTCGGAATTTGGTTCACCACCAGATTACTGGGATACACAAGGTATTGATTCTTCTAGAGTTTTACATGTACCAATTGCAAATATTGAGGATATCAAATTTGATTTACCACAAAAGTTAGAAAGTATTAATCGTGGTGATAAGGTTATTATTTTTGTTGACTCAGTTGGCAATCTTCCATCTAAAAAAGAGGTTGGTGATGCCCTAGATGGTAAATCAACAACAGATATGACACGAGCAAGAGAAATGAAATCTATGTTCCGTATCATTACACCAATGATTAAGATGCGTAATCTTCCAGCATTGTTTGTAGCACATACCTATCAGACTATGGAATTATATAGTAAGTCTGTTGTATCGGGTGGTACAGGTTTGTATTACTCAGCTGATTGGATTATTATTTTTGGTAGACAACAAGAGAAAGATGCTGATAAAGAATTAGCAGGTTGGAACTTTATTCTTAATACAGAGAAATCTAGATTCGTTAAAGAAAAAACTAAGATTCCATTGACAGTATTGTTTGATAGTGGTATTAGTAAGTATTCAGGTATTCTAGACTTGGCATTAGAGTCTGGTGATGTAGTTAAACCTAAAAATGGATACTATGCACTAGTAGATAGAGCTACTGGCGAAGTGGGTAAAGAAGTTAAATTTCCAAAAACACAAGCAGATGATTTCTTGGGTGTAGTATTAGCTAGAGAAGAATTCAAGCAGTTCATTAAAGATACTTATAAATTATCTAAAGCTAAACTAGAAGAAGATGATATATTTGGTGATGAAGATATTCCTGTTGATGATTAATATTAACTGTGGTATAATGATGTTTTAAATATTGGAGAGAGACTATGGGATTTACTAATGATTTTGGAATTTCTGGAATGAATTTTAATGTAGAAAGTGTAATGGCATCGATTCATGATGAAGCACCAACAGAACACATTGAATTCACACCACTAGAAGGTGAGATGGTTGGTCTTAAATTTATCATCGGTGAATTTAAGCTAACAGATAAGACCTATGATAATGGTGATGGTGAGGTTACATTTAATACATCATTCCTAGATAAGACAGATGCAGAAAATACAGAATTAATGGAAAAGTATATTGAAGAAATTAAAACCATTGCACATGTATTGATTAAAAATGCATTTGATTCTGCAATAGAGAATAAGAAATATGAATCTTAGTTATGTAATAATGACTATAATGTGGATGGCTGGAATAGTATATGCTAAAGGTTGGTTAATATTTATAGCATGTATATTTCCACCATACGCATGGTATCTTGTGGTTGAGCATGTCATGAGAGCAATGAATTTAATATAATGATAAAGGATTTAAATGGAAAAGGTAGTATTAGCGAGTTTTATTCATGATACAGAATATAATCAAACAGTAATTCCTCATATTCAAGCAGAATATTTTGAGGATGAAGCAAATAAGATATTGATTGAGTGTGCATTAGAGTATTCAAATACACATAAGAAAGTACCACCTAAGATTGTATTAGAAACAATTTTGGATTCTAGAATTAGTATTCCAGAAGTAATATATCAAAAAGCTAAAGCAAGCATAGAGCAGATATATTTAGATACAACTAAAAGTGAAGTATCTGAAGCAACAATAGAGTGGAAACTGGGCGAAACATTAAAGTGGTTTAAAGAACGAGCAGCTTATAATACTATTCTTATATCATTAGATATTATTGATGGAAAGTATAAAGAGAATGGTGTAGTAGTAGATAAATCTGCTATTCCAGAATTGATGCAAAAAGCAATATCTATATCATTCGATACTTCGATTGGTCATAACTATTTTGCAGATTCTGAGTTGCGATTCGACTTCATGCATACCAAACTTAATAAGATTCCATTTAAGATTCCTATTTTTAATAAGATTACTGGTGGTGGATTAGAACGTGGTACATTAAATCTATTGTTATGTCCTCCACATGGTGGTAAAACTCTCACTATGGGGTCTCTGGCTGTAGATTGGTTAGCATTAGGATATAATGTATTAGCTATCACATTAGAGATGGCTGAGATGAAGATTGGTGAACGTATTGATGCTAAAACATTAAACGTAGAGATTGACCAATTAAAAAATGTACCTAAGAAAACATACTTAAGTAAATTGAAATCATTGGCAGATGAAAAAGGATATGGTGGGTTAATTGTTAAACAATATCCAACATCATCAGCTGGAGCAAATCATTTTAGATTCTTATTAAATGAATTGGAACATAAGCAAGGGTTTATTCCTGATATTGTGGTCATTGACTATCTAGGTATTTGTACATCAACAAGATTCAAGAAATCTGATAACATGTATCAAATTCAGAAGTCTGTAGGTGAAGAGGTTCGTGGATTGGCAGTAGAGAAAGACTTTGCTTGCTTATCAGCTGTACAAACTAACAAGAATGGTATGGGTTCATCAGATTTTGATATGACAGATATTTCAGAGTCATCTGGTCATGCCATGACAGCGGATTTTATGTTAGGATTGATATCTACACCAGAACTAGTAGCATTGGGTCAAGTTAGATGTAAGCAACTGAAGAATCGATATGGTTCTATTCATGAGTTTGAAACATTCTTACTTAATATGGATAGAAAGAAAATGATGGTATATGAAGATAGTGATTTTACTAGAAACCATAAAGTAGAAGAACCAGAACATAAGAAACCAGATAGCATATTACCAGTTAAGTCTAGATACGATAACTTAAAGACATTGAATTAATACTAAATATAATACAAAGATTAATAAAGGATTTAGTATGGACTTTAATAAAAGATTTCCATTATCACGAGTATATAAGATAACACCACATGGTTTGTCTTTATATACTCAAGAGTATGTTAACAAATATCTAGACGAAGCTAAAAAGGCTAAAGAAGCAAAAGAAGATAAAGAGGAAAAGTCTGAAGATAAATCTACAGATGACGTAAAATTAGATAAAGAAAAATTTCCTAAAAAATCTAAAATAAATACAGAACCAGATGATGTAACAATTGGGTTAAATCAAGTAGCATAATATTATTAAGAAATGAGTTGAAGTTGGCGAATATTAAATCTGATGATGTAAATGATGAATTATTTTTATATGCAGTTGAGCAGTATAAATTACATAATAAAGATAAGACAGTTGACATTAGTATTATACAAGAAGAGTATCAGAGATTTTGGTTTATCATTAAGTTATTAGCAGTATATAGAAATAGTAGTGAGTTAAATGTTAGGTTGTTATTAAATCATCTTATTATATTAACAAATTTATTTGAGATATCAGCAGTAACTATCTTATTGCGAATAGCATTAGATAAAGGTGATTATGATATTATAACCTATGTCTTAACATTATTAAGTTTTATTGGATATATCCCCGATGATAAGCATATGTACATTATGTCGGAAGAGTATTTACTGAATGATATTCCAGTTAATTCTGAGTTATTAAGGAAATTAGAAAATGAAACAACAAGTCAGTACTAAACCAGAAGTACAACCAACTAGAAGAGTTGTATTTAAATTGTTATCTACAGCTGGAACTTATTATGGTGCTCCTGTAGACGGTAAAGCTCCAACTGTAAATTCATTAGCATCTCCAGATGGTGGAGCAGTATAATGAACCCATTAATGATAGGAACATATTTAAAATGGGGTGGATATGCACTAGTAGCAATTGTAATTGGTCTAGCTGTATGGAATGTTAAATCTACATATAGTGAAAATGATTCAATGAGACAAACTATCACACAGAATGAATCAAAGATTCAAACATTACAAGGTGATATTAAAACACAAAAAGATTTAAATGCTGAGATTCTTAAAAGAAAACAAGCGGTAGAAATTGTAGAGAAAGAACGTATTGTATATGTTGATAAAATTATCAAAGGTGATACAGTATATGTTGAGAAAGTTAAAAAAGAAATAGAATATATTCGTGTAAATGCTCCAGAAACACTTGACGAATACTATTATACAGAGTATAATAACATATTAGATTGTATTTCAGATGCAACTAAACAAAAGGATACAAAATGCGGTACACCTTAATATTATTATTGTTTTTAACATCATGTGCAACATTTGATAAAGGTAGCAATCAAATTGCTACTCCAGAGGATGTTGCTAGAATTGTTGTTAAACCAAAATTAGATTTACCTCAACCATTAGAGTTGGATAAATATAAGATTGATACTAGTAAGGTTAAGCAATATAAAGATGGAGACCAACTGTATATTGCAATACCAGAACAAGATGTACAGCATCAACAAGAATTCTTATTGATACTAAAAACAAGAATACTAGAATTACAACGTATCATTATTGATGCACAAAAATTGATTTAAAGTCAATTCCCAGTTAGCTCAGTTGGTAGAGCACCGCACTTGTAATGCGGTTGTCGTGAGTTCAAACCTTACACTGGGAACCAGAATATTCACATGTAGCTCAGTTGGTAGAGCAACGGACTGTTAATCCGTTTGTCGGTGGTTCGAGACCATCCATGTGAGCCAAATTTTTATTATGAGGTACTATGAATTATATTGAGAGAAATTATATAGAAAAGGTTGGTGTTTATCTAAACAATTTTATACAGAAAGATGATGAGTTATGGAATTGTTCATGTCCATACTGTGGTGATTCAAAAAGAAATTCAAGAAAAGCAAGGGGATTCTTTTTAGTTGGTACAGAAGGTAATGCAATATATTCATGTAGAAATTGTACTAACACTGTTCCACTAGGCATATTTCTTCAAGACAATTTTCCAAATTACTACACGCAATATAAACTTGATATGTTTTCTAAAAAAGAAACAAAACTATCAATAAAAGTTGCACCAAGAAAATCTGTACAAAAATTAATAGAGATGAAAGAGAAATTAACCAAGTCGAATGAAGTGTATACTGCATTTGATGATTTGGGTAGTAGTCATCCAGCAAGAACATATATCGAAGGTAGAGGAATACCAAATACAAGCGATTTGGGGTATGTTAATAACTTTAAACGATATGTAGCAGAAATGACTAATAATGATAGTAGATATGAAAAGTTACCATCAGATAATAGAATAATCATCCCACTAAAATTACCTAATGGTGAATTGATGGGATTTCAGGGTAGAGCAATTGAT